TGTTCCTGCTCGGTGTTGCGAATCGTGGCATCGGCGGCGAGGGCGTGCAACCGCCGAAAGACTCGGTCGAGTGCGCGCAGCTCCGCGTGGAGGTTTTCGCGCTCCTCGAAGGCCTTCTCCTTGGTGCGCGACCAGGCGTCGGTGATCTCCTCGCGCGCCAGCTCGTAGGCGTACGGGAGGCAGCCGTCCTCGCCCAGCTCCGCGAGGGCCTTGGTGGCGAGCCGATCGACCTCCCAGCGGCTCCTCACGCCTGAACCAGCGGGAAGGGCGGCGCCGGGTAGCCGTGGTCGTTCAGCCACTTCGCGACCACCGGCCGGATGTTGTCGGTGAAGGCGACCTCCTCGGAGTAGTACCAGGTCACGAACTCTTCGAGCGTGGCCGCCCTCGGCTCCGGGGTCTCCTTCGTTTCCTTGTTCACCATCTCGGGTCCTTTCAGCTCTGGGGGGCCGGCGCCGGCTGGCCGTTCTCCGCGAGCCAGGCGGCAATGGCCGTGCGCAGCTCGGTCGGGCCGATCGCGCAGGTCGGCGCGGAGTAGAACCACTCGGCGAAGGTCGCCAGCGAGCCCTCGCCCACCGTGAGCTGCGGGCCGGGGTGCGGGTTGGTGGTGTTCTCCCAGTCGTCGGACTTCTTAGCCATCGCTCTTCTCCTTGTTCTTGGTGTTCTCCACCGAAGCCTCGGCCTGGAGCATGGCCGCAACTGCCTGCAGCATCTGGGAGCGCGCGCTCGCCTCGGCGGTATGCGCCTGGATCGCGAGCTTCGTCTGGTCGCGCGCGATGTCCGCATGCCGCTTCGCCGACTGGTCCATCACCTCGATCATCTTCGGATCGGGCGGGGGCGGGGGCGGCGGCGGGACGAAGTCCGGGTTCGCGATGAAGGACTCGGGGTACTTGAAGCCCGCCTCACGAAAGAGGCGCGAGAGCGAGTTGTAGACGTGCTTCTCGTCCACCATGCGCGAGCCCGTTTCCTTCAGCTTCATCTGCCACTCGACGATCGACTTGAGCGCTCCCACGCGCTGGCCCGTCTGGCCGGCGCCGAGGGTGACGTCGATCTCGACGCCCATCTCGGGATCGAAGTTGCGCGGGTCGATCGGCACGTACACGCCACGCAGCTTCAGGATCGTCGCCTTCGGCGGGTACTCGACGATGCAGCGCAGCGCCTTCTTGAACATCTGCTTGATGCCCGTCTCGGCGAAGATCCGGGCGATGAGGTCCACGCGGATCGCCGCGGCGTTCATCCAGGCGTAGGTGCCCTCGGCCGTCGCGTTCTTCGCCGTGTCGGGGTCCGCGAGCATGGAGGCGCTGGAGACGCCCGCGCGCGCGTCGGCCTCGGCCTTCAGCAGGCCGAGCAGATCGAAGACGCCGGGCGGGAGATTCTGGGGCGGGTGCGGGTTGATCGCGCCGATCTCCTTCACCCGCATGTACCCGCCCGGCCGGCGCTTGGTGAGGTCGTCGGGGTTCACCATCCCATCGACCACCTCGGTCGGCGGCGCGTTCTGCAGGTAGACGAAGTCCATCACCTGGCGCAGCAGAACGCTGCGCGTCCGCTGCACCTGGCCCACGACGTCGTAGAGCCCGAGCCCGGTCACCTTATGAGAGAGCGGGATCGGCACGAAGTCGCAGTACGGGTGCTCGGAGATCTCGTGGTCGTCGAGGATCGTGACGCCGCCCACGTCCCCACCGCAGAGGATCCGGCGCCGCTCGCTGTAGCCGTCGCCGTCCTCGTCGAGAAGGACGTAGCAGTCGGTGACCCAGACCTCCTGAGAAGCGACGTCGGTGCGCTGCGGCCGGAAGTCGAGGCCGCCCTCGTCGCGGTAGCGCGAGGTATGCGCGTCGTCGAAGCCGACCGAGGTCGCCTCGGGGATCTGGAAGACGAGATCCGGGTTGAAGCCCATCGCGAGGAGATCGCTGCGCTTCATGCGGCGGCGGTCCGCGACGAACGGGATCGACTCGTCGAGGCCGTAGGCGCCGCGCGTATGCAGGAAGTGCTCGGGCGGGACATTCTGCCAGACGACGTCGCGGTCCTCGGAGGTGCGCACGATCGAGACGTCATGCAGCTGCATCGGCAGCGGCTGGCCCGTCTGCGGATCGATCATGCGCGGATCGACAATCTCGAGCCTCGACTGGTACTCGACCGGCACGACACCGGGGTCGGAGAGGAGCATCGCCAGTTCCTCGGTCGAGAGGCCCGAGAACTGCTGCTTGCAGCGCGAGACCTTCTTCTCGCAGACGACCTTCACGATCCCGAGCGCTTCCAGCAGCGCGTCGTGGAAGGCCGTCAGCAGCACGCGGAAGCCGCCCGAGGACTCGAAGCGCCGGCCCATGTAGTCGGTCGCCTGCTCGGCGCGCGCCTCGCAGATCTCGTAGGGCTCGCCGTAGTTGTAGCGGGGGAGGTAGCGCGCGATGACGTCACCGGCCGTGAAAATGCGCATCAGCGCGGGCTTGATGCGCTCGACCGACTCCAGCAGCTCCTGGGTCTCGACCTGGCTGTAGCCCTCGACCTCGTCGCCGTACGGGAGCCCGAGGTAATAGTCGCGCGCCTTCTTGCGCCGGGTCGCGATCGTCCCGCCGTAGTAGCTCGTCGCCTGGCCCAGCTCGGCCTGGATCGTCGCCTTCACCTCCTCGGGAGTCATCGGCCGCGGGCGGTTCTCGGCCGAGACGGGGTGCGCCTCCGCTTCCCGGGCGGCCATGAGGGCGAGCTGCTGGGGGCCGACGAGGCTCACTTCTTCTTCCGCTGGTCCGCTGCCACGAAGTCGCGCGCCACCTTCTGGGGGATGCCGAGCTTCTTCGCGATGGCCGGGTTATGGGCCGCGGCGCGCATCGCGCGCGCCTGCTTCTTCGTCTTACTCGGCACCCTCTTCCTCCCAGACGCGCGGGATGTAGCCGCGGTGCGCGAGCGCCTGGGCGACGCCGCCCGGGAGCTGGCCGATCCTCGGGAAGCGGAGCCCGTAGCGCGGCAGCCCGCGGAAGTCCTCGCGGCACTCGTCGATCGCGCGCAGCGTCGCCGAGCAGTGCTCCATCAGCCGATCGAGCGTCACGCGCTCGGCTTCGAGCGCCGCCACGCGCGCCTCCAGGTCCTGAATCACCTGCCACTCGCGGGAGTTCATGCCGGGTACCACTACACAATCGACATGGGTTGAAACAGCCGTGGACCGCCCTGCCAGCCGGGGTCGATCCGGCCGATGGCGTAGGTGCGCAGCGCGTCGGCGCCGTGGCTCCAGCGGTCGTGGACCGGCGCCTCCAGGTAGTCGTCGTTCGCCTCGTCGCGCTGGCGGCGGTACTCGCGCAGGGCCTGGATGCCGAGCGCGCACTTGTCCGCGTCGAAGCGCGCACGCTGCAGCACGGCGCGCGCCGCCTGGATGCCGTCGCGGATCAGGAGCTTCGGAGCGCAGCGGAAGTAGACACCGAAGTTGCGCGCCACCTCGTACATCGAGTGCCCGGTTCCGCGGTCGCGCGCGCGCAGATCGTGAGGACCGATGTGCTGGACGTAGGCGTAGGGCTTCGAGAGCACCATCGAGAGGTGCTGCTCGAAGGAGAGGTCCCGCGCCTCGTGGTAGTCGATGAACCGCGTCTCACCCTTCACCTCCTGCGCGTACCAGACCGCGGTGTGGTCCATGATCCCGAGGTCCCAGGCCGTGACGACGGGGAAGCGCACGTCCCACGGCACCTCGCAGATCCGGTTCTCCTCGTCGCAGCGGCGCATGAGATCGCCGTAGAAGGCGGACTCCAGCGGGCCGGTGAAGGCGCAGTAGTACTCCTGCTGGACTCGCGCCTCGCTCATCCCGCTCTTGCGGTCCTGGTCCACGTCCTCCTTGCGGATGACGAGCCGGCGGCCCTCGCGCGGGTCGTCGTACCAGGTGTCGTCCACGGTCAGGAGCTGGTAGAACCACTCGGGGTTCTCTTCGGCCATCTTCGCGAGCGCGTGAGCGTGGTTCCGTCCCTGCGGCGTGAAGGTGAAGATGGCCCAGCCGCCGTTCGCCGTGAGCATCGGGCGGAAGACGTTGTCCCAGAGCGTCTTCATCTTCGCGGTCGTCGCGTACTCGTCGAAGATCACGCCGACGACATTCGCGCCGCGCCAGGCCACGTCGGGCTCGTCGGCGCCGCCCACCTGGAACTGCGAGCCCGAGGCGAGCCACGCCTTCATCTCGTCGTCGCGCTGACGGATGATGTACTCGGACGGGAAGGCGGCCATCATCGGGCGGCCGTCGTTGTCGAGGCCGTCCCAGATCACCTTCCGCGCCTGCTTCAGGGTCGGGAGGATATGAACGTAGAGGCCCTTGCGTTCGGCCGAGGCGCACGCCGTCCAGTTGAGCGTGGACTGGCCCTTCCCGGCGCGGCGGTGCCAGACGAGGCACGCCCGCTTCGTCCCGCTCTCCATCGCGCGCCAGAAGTGGCGCTGGTACGGGCGGACCTGCCAGTCCGCGGCGGGGAGGTGGATCTTCTTCTCTGCGGCCATTCTCGCCCTCGCGGGCGAGACGCGACGCTGCTCGGCTAGTCGTGGATGTCGAGGCGCTCCCCGACCGAGTGTCCTTCTACGGTGACTTCGTCCTCGTCGGAGACCTTCAGGCGCTGGCTCGTGCGCTCGTCGGTGATGAGAACCTCGCGCCCCTGGCGCTGGATGACGACGGTAACGCCCGGCGCCTGCGGCATCGAGCGCCCCTTCGGATCGACTTCGAGCTTCGCGTCTAGAAGGCGCGCGATGGAGAGCAGCGAGTCGGCCGCGGCGCGCTGGACATGGAGCAGGGCCGCCGCCGCGCGCACCTGGTCCTGGTGCCGCTCGCCGTGCTCCATCAGCTCGCGCAGCCGCACCGCGGCCTCGGGGATCTCACCGCCGCCCTTCTCATCCAGGAGCGCCACCAGGAACCCGATCGCCTTCGGGGTGTTCTCCCGGGCGAGGAGGGTCACGTAGCGTGCGGCCTCCAGGGGGGAGGGCACCTTCACGGGCTTGCTCATGGCTGGCCCCCCGCGAGCCGGTCGAGGGCCGAGAGCAGCGGGCTCTCGGCGGGCATCTGCCCGGGGTCGAAGCCGCGGATCAGCGCTTCGGCGTCTTCCCCGGCGTGGGCTCGGAGGAAGTCATGGGTCGCCGCTTCTGCACGAGCCCGCCGATCACGAATCCACGGGAGAACAGAGGGTGATCCGGGGGCAGCGGCTTCAAGGGCGGCAAGCCTTTCTTCGATCTGTTCCGCTGACCAATTTTCACCGAAGTAGTTCGAGTCCGGCGCTCCGAAGTATCCGACACTCTCCAAGCCCTCCCGGTCCGCAGCGAAGCTGCGGGCCCGCGCCAGGAACTCCTCTTCCGGGAGCCCGGTGAAGTTCACGATAGCGTACTCCCCCGGGGCGACGCGAGAGAAGGAGGCGTCCGGGTGGACCTCCTTCGCCAGCTCCTCCAGCATGCTCTGCTCGACGTCGTCGTCGAGGTCCCCCGCGAACTTCAGGTGGATGCCCTTGGTGACGCCCTCGGCCCCCGCTGCGGAGGGGTCCGCGCGGAACCAGGGCGAGGCCTTCTGGTTGTAGATGTACTTCTGCATGAGCGCGTAGCGGTCCGCGATCTCGGTGTTGTAGCCGCCGCCGCGCTTGGGTTCGGCGAGGATGCTCGTCGCGTAGCCCGGGTGGACGCCGCCCTCGTAGCCGCCAGAGCCCCTGCCGGTGCGGTAGAGCGGCACGCCGAGCTGCTCGGCGATCTCGTCCACGCCGTCGTCGCGCAGTGTCACCCTCGCGAGCGCCTCGGTGTACTTGCGCTGCGTCTCGACCGGCTGCGCGTAGAG